CCACCGGCGCGACTGTTAGTCGTCAAGGCGGGGTGACGGGTTCGACATTCCGATTGACCGGGGGAGGTAGCTCGCACCTGATCGCGCCGCACGCTTTCGTCATGACTGTAGGCGGGAATAGATTTATCGTTCAGAGACGCGGCAACGAGCGAGTACCTGTTAAGGGGATATTCGCAGAATCGCCGTCCACCGCCATGAGCCAGCCCGGCGCAGCGGCGCAAGTGGCTTGGAAGAAATCGGCCGAAGCCGAGCTATCGCAGCGCTTGGGGCGCGAGGTACAGCGACAGTTCTACAGCGAGAAACTGTCAGCCGCTACACCGGCCGATACAGGCGACTAACTAAGAATCCTCCCGCTGCGTTTGCCGAGCGCAGCGTCGAGGGTGCAGAGCGCCCGTAAATGAATTAGGCAAAGGGCTTTTACGCGGTCGCCGTCTCTTCGGTGCTCTTTAGGCACGTCTACCCGAGCGCACACTTCGAGCCCCTCCATGCTCGCCGTGCGTTAATTCCGTTCTGCTCGCGGTTGGAATAACGAACAGAACGGGCGCTGTGCGAACGAGGGCGCACAACGCAAGATGATTGAGCGCCGCGTTGCGGACACACACACGCAACGCAGCGCGGCGCTCGTCATCGATGCACCAATGACATTCAACACCACGTCCGAGCTAGACACCTTGGGCGTGGATAGCGCGTCGCTCGCTCTCGGCTTGATGGCGGGATCACCCCTGAGCTTGAGCGACGCGCGACCAATCAAACGAACACGCGCGGCACTAGTCGCACGTAGCACGCATGCCGTGCTTGCTCAGCGCCCGGATGTACGGCGCATGGGGGCGAGCACGGCAGGCGGGCGAATAGTAGGTGCCAAAGCGCGGGTTCTAGGCCCATCCCGACGATTTGGGGTCCCCCCAGGAGGGGGGTCACGACCCCATCGCGGTGCTCGGCCGAGTTATTTTCGAAACGCGCACTCAAAAAACGATATCCGATTAGAGGTTTAGCACCATGGCCGAACGCGGCACGATCCAAAAAATCGCCGACGCTTGCGGCGTAAATCACAAAACAGTTCGCAACGCGCTCGCCAAGGTGGGCCTTACTGCCGGGCGTGGCGGATACCACTTCGACGCGGCCGTCGCCGCTGTCAACGCAATCGCCGACCCGGCCCGAGTGAACGGGCACGCGGCAACCCGAGACAACGGGGGCGTTGATTCCCCCATGGTCGCGGCCAGAGTGCGCCATGAGACCTTGAAGGCCCGAAAACTCGAAATCGAAAATCTGAGGGCCGAAGGCGAGCTTATAAATCGCAACGCGGTCACCGAAACCGGCGTGAGCCTCATAGTCGCCGCACGCACCGCGCTTCTTGCGCTTGGGTATCGCTGCGCTGAGAAGGTCGCAGGCAAGGCGGACGTGCGAGAGATCGCGCGGATAATCGAAACCGAAGTGCGCGACGTGCTGGGCGCGCTCGCCGAACCGCAGTCATTCCTAGCAACGCTCGAAGCGGAGGCGCTGTCTTGACAGGGCTGCACTGCCCGCAATGAAAGACCTGAAACATGATCGACGAACAATTAGCGGGGACTTGGCTTCGCGCCTTCCGGCCGCCGCCTAAGATCGCGCCCTCGGTTTTTGCCGAAGCTGAAATCATCTTGCCTAGCTCGGCGAATTCGATACCTGGGCCGCTGCGATTGGCAGCGTACCAACGGGAGCTTGTCGACGCAATCGCCGCAGACGATGCCGAGATAATCGTGATGCAGCTTAGCAGCCAAGTGGGGAAGAGCTTAAGCGTCGATTGTCAGATCGCACACTGCGTTGCGAACGAACCGGGACCCGCCTTGCACGTAAGCCCGACAAGTCAACGTGCGCTTGAGTTTGTACGTGATCGCCTAGACCCCCTGATTGCCGCATCGCCCACGCTGCGAAAATTAGTCGGCACGGCTGACAATCGGAAGGGGACGGACTCAGTCAGCGCTAAGTCTTACGCGGGCGGGCAGATCGCCTTCGCGAGTTCGTTCAAGCCGGACGAATTAGCTGCGCGAGCCATACGATATTTATTCTTGGATGAAGTGGACAGATTTGCCGTCTCCGCTGCCCAAGAAGGATCGCCTGTAGACCTTGCCATTAAGAGAACGCAGACCTTCAAAGGCAAAGGCCGCAAGATCGTAATGGTGTCAACGCCGACGAGCCGCAGCGCTTCGCGCATCAATGAATGGTTCGAGCGCGGCGACAAACGCCGCTTTATGATGACATGCCCCGACTGCGGACACGCCGCGCCGTTCGAGTTCGCAAATCTGCGATGGGACGAAGGCAAGCCGCAGACCGCGCATCTGTCATGCCCCGAATGCGGCTGCGTTATCGACGAGCCGCGCCGTCGCGAGATGATCGAGAATGGGGTTTGGGTGCCGACCGCTGAGGGCGAGCCCGGCGTGCGGAGCTATCACCTTAATGAGCTTGCTTCTAAATTTTCAACGATGGAAGCCGTCGCGCGGACATACGACGCCGCAAAGACACCGATGCAAAAGCAGGCGTGGCATAACACCTGCCTCGGGGAAGTGTTCGACGCGGGGGTCGAAGTCGAACTGACAGCGTCAGAGCTTGCGGCACGCGCCGAACCAATCGCCGCGCCGTTCGCATCGGACATAAAGTTCATTACTGCCGGGGTCGACGTTCAGTCTAACCGTCTCGAATGCACGTTTATGGCGCACCACGCCGACGACACGCACGCGATTCTAAACCATCTGAAATTGATGGGGGATTCAAGTGGTGACGCGGTTTGGCAATCGCTCGACGCTGTACTCGGCACGGTATTCCCGCTTCAGAACGGCCAGAGCTTGAACGTCGCGGTTGTGGCTGTGGATGCCGGCTTCAACGCCGATCAGGTAATGAAGTTCGTGCATTCGCAGCGGCGGAAGTCGCGCGCATGTTACGCCGTGAAAGGAAAGGCGGGCTTCGGCGAGCCAGCGTTACGTTGGGGCGGCAGGCTCAAGGGACAGATGAAACTTCTGCTTGTTGGGGTCGACGGCGTGAAGCTGATTGTTCAAAAGCATCTCGCCCTTCAAACAATTGGCCCCGGCTACATTCGACTGCCGGACCATCTGCCGCCGGAGTACTTCGAGGGCTTAGCGTCTGAAGAGCTTCGCGTGAAAATCGTGAAGGGCGCACCGCGCTACGAGTTTTTCAGAACGTATCGCCAGAACGAACCTTTGGACTGTGCCTGTTACGCCAAGGCCATCGCACAAGCCATCCCGAAACAAGTGTTGGCACCGCCGACACCGGGACCATCCATCAAAGAGCTGGCGCGAAAACTTAACGCCACTCACAACGCCTAAGAGAGGGCAGACATATGACGACCAAACCGAAAGCCGCTGTCAGCGGCGACATTAACGCAGCCGTGCTCAGCGAACGCCTGCGCGTCTCGGCCATTCTGGAATCGGCTGAAGGCAAGCGCAATCCTGCACTAGCGCAAGAGCTGGCGCTTCGCTCGTCGCTCGACGTTGACACCGCGCGCGGCATTCTCGGCAAGGCACCGCCTTCTAACCCCTTTATTGAAGCGATGAACCGCCATGGATCGATCAGTCTCGGCGGCGATGGACTCGGCGCAACCGTCGAGACGTTCGTTAACGATCCGAAGGCTGCACGCCTGAAAGAGATCGAGCAGAGCGTCGGACATTTCAATGAAAGTCGCGGACTCGGCAAGAGCCGCGCGCGCAAGAACGGCTAACACACCATGAGAAAAGCAATCACCAAACGGGGAAGTGGGGGCGCAAAGTCTTCAGTGCCCCGCACGCGCGCAGCCGCCGTTAAGGCGCTTGTGCCCGTCGTTCGCAATCAGCTTGAGCCGATCAGAGGCGTTAGTGGCGTTAGTGGCGAGATGGCCGGGTTCATGGAGGGGAGCGACGGAAAGGGCCGCTCGCTAACCTGGGCTCGCTATGATGTCCCGTATTTTACTTCCGGCTACGGTCCTTGGTACGGTGCACCCGGCGCGGAAATTTCCCGTGAACGTCCGGTTGCCGCCGCCGTCACGACCGACATGCTCACTTCTAACAGCATCGTCGCGACCCTCGTCGAAAACTTCAGCACGTTCGCGATTGGCAACGGGCTCACACTGTCGGCGCGGCCTAAGCACGAATTGCTAGGTATTAGCCACGATGCAGCGCGCGAGCTGTCGCACCAGATCGAAAACGCGTGGCACCTTTGGGCTAACAACCCCGTCGAGTGCGACTCGAGTCAGCGCCACAACTTGCACCAGCTTGCAACGGCCTCGTTTAAATCGTGGTTGCTAACTGGCGAGTCGGCATTTTTGCTCGATTGGCAAAAAGGCAACGGCGCACTGACGCACACGAAGGTTCGCCTGATCGATAGCAGACAGGTCGACCAAAGCATAACGCGGGTACACGATGGCGGTTCGATCTTGCAG